CAACCTCGTAAACAAAATGCCTATGAACGGCAAGAAAGGCGATGTTCTTCACATCCCTAAGCCTACTCGTGGCGCAGCATCTGCAAAGACTGCTGAAACTCAAGTAACGCTTCAGGCGGCTACTGAAACTGAAGTAACTGTGACAATCAACAAGCACTACGAATACTCGCGCTTGATTGAAGATATCACAGAAGCACAAGCACTTGCGTCACTACGTCGTTTCTACACAGACGACGCAGGTTACGCTCTTGCTAAGCAGGTTGACGACGACTTGTTCGCACTTGGTAAGTCATTCGGTGACTCTGACGGTGCTGACTACGTCCACTCAAACTCTTTCTTCATGGACGCAACTACAGGCTTGACTGCTTACGCAGTCGACACTGTATCAACTGCTGACGTTTTTTCTGACGCAGGTTTCCGTGCAGCTATCAAACAGCTTGACGACCAAGATGTCCCTATGGACAACCGTGCGTTGATCATCCCTCCATCAGCTCGTGAGACTATCATGGGCATCGACCGCTACATGTCTTCTGACTTCGTAAATGGTCGTGGTGTTAACAACGGTCAAATCGGCCAGTTGTACGGTATCGACGTATACGTTTCATCTAACTGCCCAGTTGTTGAAACAGCGGCGGCTAACACAGCCTCTACTGTTGACACTCTTGGAGCTATGATGTTCCACAAGGACGCTATGGTGCTTGCAGAGCAAATAGGTGTACGTTCACAAACACAGTACAAGCAAGAGTACCTTTCGACACTGTTCACATCTGACACTCTCTATGGTGTTCAGGTTATCCGTCCTGAGTCTGGTTTGGTAATCGCCATCCCTGCATAAGGACTGCCTAGGCCCCTCTTCGGAGGGGTCTTCCCTATTCAATACTGGAGAGATCAATGGCAATTTATCGTGGCCCAGGTGGTGCAGGTGACGCGAACAGCGATATCACCATTAACCTTGTCACCGAACTGACTCAGGAAGCAGAAGAGCATAAAGACGCTGCCGCCTCTTCAGCCGCTGCTGCGCTAGCTTCTCAACAAGCTGCAGCAACTTCTGAAACAAACGCCTCCCCTGTAAACGCTATTGTTAGCGAAATTACAACGGTCGCAGGCATCTCCTCTGACGTTACTACTGTTGCAGGTATTGACAGTGACGTAACAACTGTATCGGGCAATAACGCAAACGTTACTACCGTTGCAGGTATCTCAAGCAACGTAACAGCCGTGGCGGGTAACAACGCAAACGTAACAACAGTCGCAACAGACATTGCTAATGTCAATACAACTGCAACAAACATCACAAACGTAAACACTGTTGCCGGTATTTCAAGCGACGTTACAGCCGTTGTAGCTGATGCTACAGATATCGGTACTGTTGCTACAGACCTCACAGGTTCTGACACCATCGGTACTGTTGCTACAAATATTGCTAATGTTAACACTGTAGCAGGTATCTCGTCAGACGTTACAGCCGTTGTAGCTGACCAGGCGGATATTGGTACAGTTTCTACAAACATCGCTAACGTCAATACAGTTGCCGGAGTATCCACAGACGTAACAACTGTTGCAGGTATCTCAAGCGACGTTACAGCCGTAGCCGCAGACGCTACAGACATCGGCACAGTCGCAACAAACATCGCAAACGTCAATACTGTAGCTACAAACAACACGAACGTAACTACAGTCGCTACAAACATTGCAGACGTTCAAGCCGCTGCAACTAACATTGCAGATATTCAAGCAGTAGCTGACGAAGTTGCTAAAGTCATTACAGTCGCTAACGACTTAAATGAAGCAACTTCAGAGATTGATACAGTCGCTAACAGTATTGCTAATGTTGATACAGTTGGCACAAACATTACCGCTGTCAATAACGTCTCTGCAAACATCGACTCAGTAAACAACTTTGGTGATACATACTTTGTGTCGGCAACGGCGCCATCGTCTCCAACAGAAGGTGATCTTTGGTTCGACACAACCAATCAAGTCATGAAAGTGTACACTGACTCTGGATTTGCAAACGCAGGCTCCTCAGTCAACGGAACCTCTGAGCGTCAGAACTATGTAGTTGGTACATCATCAGGAACATACGACGGATCGACAACAGTATTCCCTGCAACCTATGACGCAGGATATGTGGACGTTTATCTGAATGGCGTAAAGCTGGTAGTCGGCACTGACTTCACAGCGACGAACGGCACATCAATCACACTGTCTTCTGCGGCGACATCAGGCGATGCGGTCAACATCATCGGATACGGTACGTTTGAGCTATCGAACTTCTCGATCAACGACGCAAACGATGTAAGTCTATCGGGTATCACCAACGGTCAGGTATTAGCCTACAACAGCACAAGTGGTGACTTAGAACCTACAACTATTATTTCAGATGTAGTAGGAGATGCGACTCCTCAGCTTGGCGGTAACTTAGACCTTAACTCTAATGACATCACTGGCACGGGTAACATCAACGTAGACGGTACAGTTACGGCTGATGGATTGACATTAAGTTCTGCATCATCTCCCAATTTAAATATTACTGACACTACAAACACTGTTACAACGCAAATTGCTTCAACCGATACTCAGGGCTTTATTGGGACAATCACTAATCACACATTCCAAATTGTGTCCAATGGTACTAAACGATTAAGAATTGAAAGCAATGGCGACATCAACCTAGGCTACGAAGACACTGGCACGACACCTAAGCTGTTCTGGGATGCGAGTGCTGAGAGACTTGGGATTGGCACGACTAGTCCTCAGTCTGCTCTTGATGTAAATGGAACAACCCGCACAGTTTATCTTTTAACAAGTAATGATATTATTCTTGGCGGCTCTAACAATGGTGATATTTATGGTTCAGATGACACGCAAAGATTAATTATTGCAGGTGGAACAAAGGATAGTGGTGCAACATTAAGGTTATTTGGCGGGACTCACAGTTCTTTAGCGAAACAAATGTATCTTGATGCAGATACTCATATCTTTAGAGCAGAAAACGCAACGGGCGAACGGATGCGCATCGACTCCTCTGGTCGGGTTGGAATTGGCACAACAACACCAAGGGCATTGATGGACTTTGGCGTTGGAACAGGCGATGCGGCTACAATTTCAACGACAATCTCAGATTATCAAATTGTTTTCGATGCGCCCGGTGGAACTGGAGACTACGCAAGAAACATCGGATGGTGTTCTGGAACAACGTCTATTGTTGCGGGGATCACTACAAAAGATGAAGGTGGCAACACAGCAACCGGAGTCAGATTTCTTGCAGGGTCAACTCTTGGTTTATCTGATGTTGGCGGATTTAGTTCAGGTGGCAATTTTTTAATGGACTCCGGATACGGCTCTGCCGCCACAGCGTATGGTTGTCGGGCGTGGGTTAACTTTAATGGCACTGGCACTGTCGCCAGTAGAGGAAGCGGGAATGTTTCTAGTGTTGGCGATATTGGGACTGGTGTATATAGAGTCAATTTCTCTACTTCCATGCCGGATGCAAATTATGCGGTGGTTACATACAATAATGCTGCTTCAGGGACAGGAGTAGGCAATTTTGCTAATCACTATGGCGGAGGCGCAGGAGATAGAACTACTGCAAAAGTTGATGTCCGATCTTTTAGTGGAAGTGATGTAGATGCAGAGCTTTTTGATGTCATTGTATTGCGCTAGGGGAAAAGTATGAACCGTATTATTTACAAAACAGACGAAGGCGGTGTGGCAGTTTTGATTCCTACACCAGAATGTTTGCAGTCTCACACCATTCAAGAAATCGCAGAAAAAGATGTGCCATCAGGAAAGCCATACAAGATCGTATCAGTGGATGACATTCCATCAGACCGCACTTTCCGCAATGCGTGGGAAGCAGACGAGTCAACACTGACTGATGGCACTGGTGGCGAACACGATATGTTTATCACTGACCCTGCACACCCTGACTATGTGGAGCCAAGCAATGATTAACGTCAATATGGACAAAGCACGAGAGATCAAGAAAGACATGATTCGTGCTGAACGTGACCCTAAGCTAGCCGCACTGGACGTAGACTTTATGCGAGCAGTCGAACAAGGTGATACAGACTTACAAACAACCATTGCCGCTAAGAAACAAGCACTGCGTGATGCAACAAATGATCCTGCCATTGCAAGTGCTACAACACCCGATGAATTGAAAGCTGTCGTACCTACGGCATTACAGGAGTAAACAATGACTACATTCACTTGGACTATCGCAAACCTAGAACGCACCAATGATGACGCTAAAGGCGTTGTTGTGGCGCATTATAGATGCGATGGTGTTGATGGCGAACATTCCATCGGTGCATACGGCAGTCAGTCGTTCACACCAGACCCTGAAGCAGACGGCTATGTAGCCTTTGCAGACCTCACTGAAGCCACTGTTGTTGGTTGGGTGCAGAACGCATTAGGTGGTGCTGAGAAAGTTGCTGAGATTGAAGCGGCTATCCAAGCCAAGATTGACGAACAAAAGAACCCTACGGTAGTAGCTGAAGTACCTTGGGCGTAACTAGAGAACACACTGGAGATTACCAATGAGTCGAGCAAGACAACTAGCAGACCTACTAGAAACAGTCGCTGTACAATCTGATCTTCCTACCGCAGTGTCTGATCTCACAAACGACACAGGGTTTATTACCAGTGTAGCGTTTACTGATGTAGCTTCAAAGCCTACTACATTGTCCGGTTATGGCATTACAGATGCTGTAAACACAACACATACAGGTAACATAACAATCACAGGTACTATTAATGCAACAGGCAATATTGAATCTGATGCCGACGTTGTTGCGTATGCGAGTAGCTAATGGCTGTACGCTCTAGTGGAAGGTTGACCTTCTCAGAAATTGCATCAGAGTTTGGGGATACTGCCCCACACCGGATGTCTGAGTTTGTGCGTGGGGGAAGTCGAGTACCCAATGCTGGGCCTAACAGTAACATCCCTACTGCTATTAACAGTGGGCGTATGCGGTTTAACCACTTCTTTGGTGCTGTCAATGTCATTGCATATACTGCATCTAACGGAACAAACCTAAATGCCTCCACAGCGTTTGGAAGCTCTTGGACAGACAACGTACCAAAAGAGCTGATTATTCCATCTGGCGTAACTATCGGTTCTAGTTCTACTGGAACAGCCGCATTAATTCTGCCTACAGGTATGGGTGGCACACTTACAATTAAGAACTCTGGATCAGTCCAGGGGGCTGGCGGTGCGGTAGGAGCTACAGGTGGCGACGCAATCTTGGTTCAAGTATCTGGAATTACGATTGAAAACTCCGGGTCTATCTACGCTGGTGGCGGTGGTGGCGGTGTTGGCGGTGCTGGTGGTAATGGTCAATCTACATCTACTTCTGGAGCACTTGGTTCTGCAAGACGTATTAGCGGAAGCTGTACGGCTTCTTGTCAAATGACCTTCGGTGGTGATGCGTTTTGTAGCGGTAGTTGTGTCGCTTGGCAAAAGGAGGAGTGTTCTGGCAACTGTAATGGATGGGACTGCGGTACTTGTAAGCGATACATCTACACGAATACCACAGGCGGTGCAGGCGGTGCAGGCGGCGTTGGTCAGGGCTACAATCAATCGGCAGCATCTGGATCAGCAGGCGCATCAGGCGGTACTAATGCGGGTTCAGGTGGTACTGGTGGTACTGGCGGGGCATTTGGTGCGACAGGTTCTACTGGGGCAACGGGTGCTAACGGTAACGTGTCTAATGGTTCTGCTGGATCAGCAGGAGGTTTGGCAGGATACTATGTCAACGGTATAGGTAACGTAACATTCAGCGTGACAGGTACTGTCGGAGGACGTACAACATGACATCTGAAGAACGCTACAACATCTGTAAAGAATGTCCTTTCTTTTACAACGTCCTTAAAACTTGTAAGAAATGTGGGTGTTTTATGCCCGCAAAAACCAAACTTAACTTTGCAAAATGTCCCATGAGGAAATGGTAATCATGCAATATACAGTAGATAAAATAGACAACGGGATTGCTACCGTCACATTTGCTGACGGGTCATGGGCCGAAGTTGTCTTAACAGCAGATATGACTGAGCAGGACTTTGATGATCTTGTGTTTCAATTTGCTCCCAAAACTGGAGTAGCTCCTGCGTTCATTCAGGCAGGGCAGTCAAGAACAGCGCAAGAAAAGGTGGTAGAAGAAGTTGTCATTCCAGAGGTAGAAGAAGTCGTAGAGCCTCAATGGTTGCAAGACAGGAAATTAGCATACGGTACATCACTAACTCAATTGGAATACATTACTGAAAACGGTCTAGAGGCTTGGCAAACACACGTTGCTGAAATTAAAGAAATGTTTCCAAAAGTGTAAGGACGGAGTGTGAAAGAGATGGCAACAGAAAGCACTAAAACTTTAGTAGACGGTTTAAGTGTAGTCACTGTAGTAGGAACGA